ACGTTCCATTGCTTTAATAACTGGACCTTTAAAGAACTTCGTTTCGCCATTAACTAGACGGAAACCACCAATCAGATCATCTTCGTCCGTTTCAACAGTAAAGTTGACACGAATAACTTCACGCTTGGCGGTAGAACACTCTTGTTCGACACCAAAGGTTTTACCGTTACCAGAAAGTCCAGTAATATAGATCGGGTAAAACATCTTAGACTTAATAATTTCACGAACCATTTTTGCATTACCAAACGCTACATATAATGGATCTTTTTCAGGAATAAGATTTTCACTAAAACCACCATTATCCATTTCAAATGAAAATGATGATTTTACCTTCTCAGGTTTAATTTGAGTCATGGGAACTACTTGAGCATTAATTGCGTAAACCCCACGACCAACTCGATTGTCCGGAGAAAATAACTTACTCAACCCAGCTGATGTACCCTGTTCTTTAGCCAAAGTCTGCAACTCTTTTTTAGTGGCAGAAGCACCAAATCGCCCTGCCGCAATTTTCAAAAATTCTTCACTATTCATCATATAAATACCTATCAATTAACTAACTTACAATACAATTATAAACGAACTTGAACCAAAAGTAAAGGTTTATTTTAACTTTTTTCAGGCAATTTCCTTAATAAATTCATTCAGCATAGTACGAGAAACCAATTTCGATTTATTAGCCTTCTTAAAAGCGTTACTGATTTGCCCTTTTTTAGCATCACTAGCAACTTCGAAAACACCATTAGAGGTTTTCAACCCAGCACCACCTTTAATTGCGAAGAACTTATCATATCCTTGCCCAGGAATATTCGTATAATTTTCTTTTTTCAACCCAGTCAACAATCTATACACCTCGTCGGTGGTGATAGACAATCCGCTTAAGATATGGACCATTTGGTTTCTTTGCGCTGGCATGATACGGAACCCAATCACATTTGACCCAGTACGATCAGAATACATTTCTAACAAGGTCTTAGTAACTTTGCCACCAAACACCCGATAACGTTTTTTGGTTACTGAATCAGTAATACTTACGATGTTCTCTTCTCCAGTAAAGTAAGTGCAGAGTATCCGGCTCAAGGTCCAAGGCATATTCCCATCATTATCTTTACTGGGGTGTTTTGTTAAGAAGTGTGAACTGTGGGAATCGCCATCAGTCAAGAAAATAGTATTGACGATATCAACACGATTTTCCTTTTGAAACATATCATAGACTGCCGGAGCCATCCCAAGAGTGTCATCCAAAGGAGTACCACCCAAATTGTAATTATTCCTAACATTATTCATATAAGCCGCAAGAGTCAACAGAACCTTTGTCATACGATTAATTTGTTGACCATTCATCTTGCTGTTGAAGAACTCGAGTAGACGAAAACGTGATTCCGGAAATAAATTATACGTTTCAGTAGAATTGGCCAACTCCCTATAATTAACAGTTTCCTCATAACGATTAGTAAAAGCATACACACGAAACGGAATTTGTACTTGGCGGCAAAAATGGACAAGATTAAGAGTTTGCTCAACAGTATTATACAGATCCCGAGCCATCGAACCCGACCAATCAAGATACATAATCATACCATGATCTTTTCCTTCAGGCAAGTTGGTAACTTTCTTAAAAATATCATCATTGTAACGATAGGTATTTAAAAGAACCGGATCGATCACTCCAGTTTTAGAAGTAGTTGCCCGAGAGTAAGCAGAGGCAGACTTCTTCATTTCAAATTCTTTAACAAGGTAGTTGATGGTCTTTTTATTATTTCTCTTAAAGGACTCATAATGAAAATTCCCTTTTTCTTCCCAATCATACATTCGCCCAAAAACGCTTTGATCATTCATATCAGCAAAGTCCTCAAGGACTTTTTTATAACCGACAATAGAATCAGAAACAGTCTTAGGATTATAGTAATTGTTGGTCAGATTATAAACAGCACCATTAACATCATCACCCATCTCTTTTTTGATTCGATTGCGAAGCGACTCATCAGTTTTAGATATAAGATCATCACCGATGACCTCATCATCATCGCCATCAAGAATGTCGCCAAGACTCTCGCCCCAACCACCAGTTTCACCATCATGATCTTCATCCCCATCTTCATCCTCAGTATCAAGGGGAGATCCCATACCTTCGGTGGGTTCTGAATCACTTTCTTCAGCAACTAATTCCTGGAGATGTTGTTCTTGGTTTTCAGCATCTTCCTGGGCTTTTGAATACATACGGTTAGCAATATCAACAACTTGTTCCCAAGTTGTAGCGGAACCAATTTCGTTAACCCAGACCAATTCTTCAGGTTCAATGCGAACGCCAGAACTTCGGCCAAGCTTGAAATAAGTGTTAATTCGGTCAATTAACCCAAGACGGTTAATCCCTTCGATATCATCACCGAAGAAACCGTCCTTGAGCATTTTTTTATAGGATTTGATAAACTCCCGACGCAAACCAGGATACTTGCGTTGAATAAGTTTTTCAATGCGAGCATCTTCAATAACGTTTACATATGATTTGTAGGCAGGATCGTTTTCAGAAACGATATCCTGCCAACCTTCTTCGGGAGTATATAATGCATGACCCACCTCGTGACCAACAAGGTGATCATAGGTAAAACTCTCCATATTGTCCCAAATAGGGAGAGTCAGGACACGCTGCTTAACATCGAACGATGCAGTGCTAACCTTATCATGGTTTACAGTCAAATTCTCTGTAGCCAAGAGCTTAGCAAGAATATCTTTAGAACTCATCATATAAATACCTCTCAAAAACTTCAACTTCAAGTTATATTGTACTCTTGTTTTTCAAAAAAGTAAAGGTTTATTTTAACTTTTTTTAAAAAAATGATTCTAGACTATTATATTGCGAGAGCATATATGCTTTTTTCCATGAGACTCTAACTTCCATTCTGGTCTTAGAACCTTCTTCCGCAACCCATGAAGGATTTGCTTTTAAATACTGAGCGACAATGGTAGGAAAGTGTTTCATCAATTGTTTTTGGCTTTGCTCTTGAACTGAGTTATCTCTAGAAATAGAGTTGCCACCTTTAGTGCCGTGTTTGTGATCGAACACCCAATCATGTAACATCAAATTCTTATACCCTTTACTGAACATCGACAACAACATATAAAAGTCTTCAAGAACCTTTGCTTGAGAGTTCTCATCTTCAAGAGTAGTAAATCGCACACCTTCCTTTTGTATCATTTTAGAATTAATCCCGTAACATGAATACGATCGGATAATCTCAGAACGAGATTCTTTATGTAATGTATTACTAGACTTAGGGGAAGGTCCAACCCAAAAATAATTGTCGAGTTCCTTTTCAATTTCATCAAACATTGCAATGTATTCAGAAGCTTCTGATAGTTTAACATGTTTAACTTTATCCTCTTCATAAACTCTTTTCATAAAGACGCATTGGTCGTCTATGATCAAGACCTTATCACCAAGTTCCATGCATGATTGCCTGACTTCGGGAATGAAAAGTTCTCCCTCAAACTCATGGACATTCGCAGTAGGATTTGCTTGTTTTAGCAAATCCCCTCTACCACTATGAGTTGCTAAAATTACTTTCTTTTGGATTTCAGGCGGAAGAAGATTATATGCTTTTTGGTTATCTTCTCTTTTAAACGTGGGTATAACTATTATCATTAATACTCTCCTACTCGGTCAGAACAAATCCCAAAACAATAATCATTGAAATTATGATTAGAAATTTCAGGCATCACTTGAATACTTCTAGTTGTAAGTTCTTTTCCCGGAAAGGTCCAAAGATATCCACTAGAAGTGAGAACTACATCATCCCGATCATGAAAGAACACATTAGGGAATCCATGCATCATACACTCGTGAAGAGTGATTATATCCTTTGCGTGGATCCATGTATCTGTTCTTTGTAGAATTGCAATTGAACATTCCTCTTGGGGAATATCATGTCCGAGATAAAACTTATTGCTCATAAATCGTATGTCGATTTCAACATCATATCCCTCAAAAAGTGCGGCTACAATATATTCTACGGTGTTCTCCTTTTCTGGATTGGGACCATAGATATTACCACGATGAGCAATTAATCTCATTGTCTTTTAACCACATACTTGTCACCGATTACACAAGGAGTTTTCACACACATAATCGTACAATCTTCTTTAAAATTTGGGTCTACCACAAAATCCGGATGTATTACGAAAATATCCCCCTTTACATATTCAACACCATCAATCTCAACGATGCCTTCAAATACATAATTGTATTCAGTTGCCAATTTATGATAATGCTTTTCCCAAATTTCCCCTTTACGGTGCATTTTAACAGAAACTTCAAACTCATCCGTCTGAAGCAGAGATGGCTGAAAGTTCCCTATAAACCACCCACCAGTAAAATCTTCAATTCTATATTTGTCTATTAACATTTCAATAATTCCTCGGAAGTCCATCCTTTATCAGTTATAACATCCACGCAACTCGAACGAGGTTCACTCAAAGATGATATCATGTCATTCACAACTACTCGTTTCCCTTGAGAAACTCCTAGAATGAGTTGATCATAGGGAATTCCCAATCTTGCTAAGTTCTTTTCAGTAAATCTGCGGGAGGATTCCTTTCTAGCAGACACTAATATAATCTTGTGGCCAAGGGAATCTATCTCATCTAATGCTGCGATAACTCCTGGACATGCTTCTTGTCCTTCTTTATTTAAATTGGAGTATCTATGCCCATGTAACAACACTGTACCGTCCAGATCAATAAAAAAGGTTCTTGGTTTCGGCATATGGAACTCTGCCAAATAACCTTTAAATATATAGAAATCTTCAGGAGTTCCCAAAGACCAATACTTACCTTTGATCGGGATAGCTTTTACGATTCCACCTTTACCAATAAGATAAGAGTATGTCTCAGAAATGTAAGTCTCTCTATCTTCAGGGCAATCATTTACCAATCTCTCAGCAGTGGCTATGAAATCTTTACCGTATCTCCACCAATGCAAACCTACCAAAGCCTGATCAGAAATAGGATCTTTTTCAACAATTTCAAGTATTTTACCACTACTATCTGAACGGCAGAATGAATTTTTTGGATTGGTCGACTTATAAGTTAAAACTGAACCAACAATATCCTCTTCTTCTCTACTGCGGGACAGAAAGTCAGCTACATCCCAATCAAGATACTGATCACAATTAGTTACAATCAGTTCTTCTTCTGGATCGATTAAGGCTGAAGCAAATAACGCAGTTTCAGTAGCACCACTAGTCATTTCATTAATCCAAATGAACTCTGCTTCAGGAACTTCTGCCTCAACTTCTTCCTTATATCCTTCACCCAAGTCCCTAGCAATTAAAACAACTTTCCACGATGACAGGACTAGATTTAATGAATCTATAGAACGTCGAATAAGTTTAATTCCATCGAGCTCGATCAAAGGTTTATGGGTAGTGAATCCGGCTTTAGTAAACCTCGATCCAAGACCAGCCATAGGTATAACCAATGTTTTCATTTTCTCACCTCTTAATAATTATATTCTTATTGATATAATAACCTATTTATCCTGTTAAGTAAAGTTTTTAGAAAAAAGAATCAAGCGTAGGAACTATTTCATATGCTTTAGGATGATACTTCCACACCATCTCTTTGCCGCCTTCGTCTTCTAAGAATTCGTACCACTCTGAACTTTCCCACATTTTAGGGGAAACGCCATTCCATAAGTGCCGCCAAAATTCGTGTTTTTTATTCTTACGTCTAGTATCTACGAATTTTCTTCTAAGGTTTTCATATTCCCACGAACCAAGTGCCGCCATATCTTCACGAAAGTAGTAAACTAAAGACATACGCAACATATCATCTTTCCCCGATTCAGGAGGTTCGATAGGAGTATTGCCATGTATTATTCTCATGTTATCGATAAACAAGAGATCTCCTGGTCTTACATTAATAGCTGCTCTCACTTCTGGCACAACCAAATATCCACCTTCCCACCCTTTACCATCTTTAGTGACAACAGTAAGGTTAGAGAATCCAGAATTGAGTGAACCTGCATCGCGATGGCATGCCATACGAGCATTTCTATCGGCAGTGGTTGTGTTCACTGTAATTGTAGTAAATGTAGTATCCTCACCAATTAAGAATTTCTTATCCATTTTGGCAGCATATTCGTTTTGCCTTGCCCAACGTTCTGGCATTAACCGCTTAAACTCAGCTTCAAGTTTACGAGCATATGGATAACTCTTCTTGAACTTCTCCAAGTTATATTCAACATAGCTTGTAGCACGACCATAGGGGATACGAGGATATCGCCCATAAAACCCTGCGATTCCCGACCAAAGAGGTGCAGCATATGAAGTGTCAGAAATGTAAGTTGCGCTAACATTCTTAGCAACTGCACGTGCCTCTTCTAAATCCATTGTCGCTAATTCTTCCATTAATGTAGGGAAGAATTTGGAATATTCTCCGTAGGAACTTTCAACTTTATTCCTCAACCAAACCCCACCACGAGTTTGATGTTTTGCCGTTTCATGTTTCTTTTTAATATCATCGATGGGGATAGAACCGTCGACGGTTCTAGGTTGACCTTTAATATAATATTCCAAAATATCAATTTGATAAGGTGTTACCCAATCACGTGTCCCACTTTTTTCTGTTCTTGGACCAGCAGCCATACCACGATTATTAGACTCGCCAGCAGCATCAAATAAACCATCATACGCACCATGTTGCTCTTCTTGACTAAAGGCATTTTTGCGAAATTTGAATGCTACATCATTTTCGCTTAAACGATCATCAGTCGCTAGATTTGACGGTAGATAAAAATCAGCATCATTATCTATGAGAATGTCGTAAGAAGTATGGTCAGCATAATTGCCTAGTAAGGTATTTTGATCAATTAAAAACTTAGCAATATAAACGTCTTGCCCCTCATCACCCTTATACTTCTGCCAAATGTATCTTCCAAACTTAATTTCTTCCATTATCTTCTCCATTAATACTTGTTACATAAGGAATTATACCCTATATTTATGGAATTGTAAAGGCATATTCTTCGCCGTCCCTTTAGCAATTCTATCAAGTTTTCTTTTTTGTTTTTTCGCACGTTCAAGTTGGAAATGGCTTGCTCTTTTATCGAAGGTCATTCCATGTAAATGATCAAACTGATTCTGGAATATCCTAGCGGTGAGTCCCTCCATGGGCATGGTGCCTACCTTTCCATCATGCCCACTAAAGCGAACACGAATTTTATGCGGTCTTTTCATCTTAATAAAGAGACCAGGAAAGGTGAGACAACTTTCTTGCATAAGAACATATCCAGTAGAATTTACGATAAGCGGATTGAATACAGAAAATACTGAATCCGCTTGATGGGGATCACCTATAACAAATGCTTGATATGGTATGCCCACTTGAGGTGCAGATAAACCCACCCCAAGATTAGCAATCATAGTTTCTTTTAGATTCTCAAACAGTTCTATTGGATCCAATGGGGGATTATTGAAGTCAAATTTGTCTGCTGGTTGTCCATGTAATGCGGGATCGTTACTTAAAATTTTATATATCATGTCGCTATTCTCGAAAAACTTTTAATTTTTTCAAATTTAATTATACTTCTGAATTTATCTACCAATTGGTCACCTTTATGACTGATTACAAAAATATTAGTGTCGTGGAGTTCGTTAAATAACCCCATAAGAATATCACTGCCGTTACTGTCAACCGAACCATCAAATACTTCATCGAGTATAAGTAGATTCGTATTAACGCTGTTCTTTAATTTGGCCACTGCTCTCCAAGTCAACATAAGACTAATATCAATCCTCGCCTTTTCTCCCTCGCTAAATGAAGCGTAAGAAAATGCGTCACGATACCGAGACTTTATTACTTCATTAAACTCATCATCAAGTTCAAAATTAACAAAGAAATCTAATGCTGCAAGATATTTGTTTACAAGTTTGTTAATGATTGGAATGTATTGCCGAATAATTTTAGCCTTAATTCCACCATCTTTTAATATTTGCCCTGCATACTTGAACACTTCTGATTCATCACTCAATTCTTCAGCCCTATGATGATAGGTAACAAGTTCCTTTGATAATTCACTTATCTTGTCAGAAGGATTTTCTTCAACTGGGGTTTCTGTAAGCAAGTGTTCAATTTTAGTTTTAGCACGATTAAGATTATCACCACAAAGTTTCTTTTCAAATGATATATTAGTTAACGCAGATTGGTGGTCGGTTATTTTGATTTGGGTATTAAATATTTGTTGTAGAGATGTCTCTAATCTATCTTGTTCAACTTTCAACTGACCAATTGCTTTACTGGTATCCCTCACGCTATCAGAATACTTTTTCAACTGTTCAGTTTTACTACCTAATTCAATGATTTGCTCACAGGTTGGGCAATGATTATTCACTTGATAAAACCGCATTCGCCTTTCAGCAGTCGCTACTTTATCCTGCAACTTTGTCAACAAGTCAGAAACCTTATTTGACTTTTTAGAGATTTTATCTGAGTTAGTAATTGAACTGATCAATTCGCTGATCGTATCTGCAATGTCGTGTTCTCTTATATTAGCTTCAGATATATCTTTATTCCAATCATCGATTTCCTCTTCAAGATCTTTAATTTGTTTATCAGTTTGTTCTTGTAGTTTTTTTAGATATTCTTCCTGAACCGAGATTTTATCTTCAACTAATCCGATCTGATTTTCAGTATCTAGCCTTTCGGACTTATTTTTTGAGGCACGGTCTTTGAGCAATTGGTTCATACCGCTGAAGATTTGAATATCCAGCAAATCTTCAATGACTGTCCGACGATCATTATTACTCAATTGCATAAAAGGTGTAAACGTCGCAGAACCGAGAATGACTACTTGGGTGAAAGATTTATAGTTTAGTTTTAGGATGGTGTCTTCTAGAATCGCCTGATAATCTTTAGATAATCCTGGCTGGTCTATTAATTCACCATTCTTAAAGATTTCAAACACCGTGGGATATATACCACGACGAATCTTGTATTGATTAGATCCATACTTGAATTCAATTTCAGTAAGGCAATCACGCTTGTTTACACTATTTGCTAATTGTCCCTTCTTAATATTACGAAACGGTTTATTGAATAATACAAAGGTTAGTGCATCTAGCATGGTTGACTTTCCAGCACCATTTTCCCCAACAACGACTGTACTTGGAGATCGGTTCAATTGTATCTCAGTGAACACGTTGCCTGTTGAGAGGAAATTCTTCCACCTGATCTTTTCAAAATATAACATCAGTTAACTACTTTCAAGTATGCATTACATGATATCACTGTCCTTCCTAAACCACCTGCGATTGCACTATAGCTAGTGTTATGCTGGATCCATCCTGGGAAAATGACCCAACCGCCACTACATACTGCCATCGATTGTTCTGACGAATGGTTATGCATAAGATTACAAGGATTGTATAATGTGGTTCCATCACATCCAGGATTATCTAGATAATATACCCCAACAACCTGTGAGGGAAAATGATTGTGAACAGGGTTATTATCATATGTATTATTTCGGTTTTCCATATCCTTACGATAAAACCATGCCTCAGTATAGGCAATTGTATACAATTCTGGAGGACCATATGATTCTCTCGCCATCGATAAATATGTGTCCACATGGCTTTTAAAGGAATTCATCAAGTTTTCCCAATTCACAGACCAATGTTTTTGCCAATGTTGAAACAATATTTTTTGACATTGGTACGAAGGCGCACACATATGTTTCCCATCAAGTATAATATCATCAATATCTTTCATCATTTCTTGTTTATTGATATCTAACTTTGGGTTTTCGTTTACCAACACCTTGGTCGGGAATATATCATGAATTTCCATAATCACCTCTATTCTGTAAGCATAAAAGATTCACCGCAACCGCAAGACCCCATCGATGGGACATCTATCTTAAATGCAGGAGAAAAAGGACCTCCGGTATAATCAATGGTTGCATCTTTCATATAATTTAAAGTAAATTCATCCATAATAAATATAATAAGGCATTCTTCTTGTTCCGCAGCTTCACCGCCCATCGTTCCTGGTTTGCATGCTCGCCATACTATAACATCAATTTTATTGTCGATCTTATCAACAGTTTCCCATTTTCCAATAAGACCAGAACACCCTCCACCATGTAAAGAATATCGTATAATACCACCAATTTCTTTAAATTGCGCCTTTGCAGATTCTGTAACTATCATAAATTTAATGTTATAGCTTCATTATATAACGATCTCATCAAAAAGTCAAGCTTTTTTTTGGGAATATTTCCAGACATCTTATCGATATACTTGCTCATAATAGTCAAGGTGTCCTCAGCTTCATCGACAAGTTCATCTTCACTTTTCAAATTAAGATTCAAATTATCATCGACAACCTGAATCTGCACTGGGTTTGATTTATAGAGTTTATCCATGAATAAATCAAACCAGTAAGGGTTGTCACAGTTAATTTTTATAACTTTGACATATACATTAGCATATATATCGACATCAACATCATCGACAAGTTCTTTAACGGTTTTGTCAGCATCATTATAAAATATTTTATGGAAGATGGAGTATGGGTTACGAACAAACTCAACTTCACGAGTTTCGGTATCATAGATGTGAAATCCTTTAGTATCTTGATAATCGATCCATGTCATTTCATAAGGAGCACCCAAGTATTGCACATTACCTATTTTGTTCTTATGGTGGAAATGCCCCGAATATACCGTCTCGAATCTTTTAAATGTATCAACATCCATGCCATGTTCGCTCTTAGTTCCACGATCCATAAAAGCACCACACACTTCTAAATGCGACATCATAACTTGGGCTGGGGTGTCATCCATGGTAGATACAGCTGTATCATAATTCTGTGCGTTAATCCATGGCATAAGTAATATTGGTTGTCCACCAAAATCAACGGTAGTTGGTTCGGAATAGTAGTTTACATGAGAGCCATTGAATAACTCATTCATACTATTAACATCATTGGTGTTCTTATAGGGAACATCATGGTTGCCGATAAGGACATGAAGACTAATGCCATGTTCGTTGCATTTGTCGATGAACATGTCCTTCATTCGCCGTAATGTTATATAAGAAATATATTTCCGGCGATCGACAATATCACCCAAATGAATAATAGTGTCAATCCTTTCTGATATGAGTGTAGGGAAGAAAATTTCATTGTAAAACCTCTCAAAATAATTTAAAAAATCAATATTATCATTTCTAGCACCGAAATGCGTATCTGTAATTAAAGCAATTTTCATTCTTCACTAACCACTTTACACTTCTTTTTACGGAGAATAGTGTCCTCATAATTTTGGATAAATTCATTCATATATTCTTGCGACCCTGCACTTTGTTTAATTTCATCTCCATATGCTGCAGATGTATCATGATTTTGTCGATCAGAAGTTTGCCCTAAAAGATTAGCTCGTTCTGTTGCTTTGTACTTCACATAAAGGTATTTCTTTTCCTTCTGTATTCTACGCAAAAAAGCATAGTAGATAATTTGAGTAAAATATGCGAAAGGGTTGCTAGATTTCTCAGGATTAAAATTGTCGATATATTGAAGACAATTTTCTATCCCATCACACACCATTTCATCACGAAAGGTGTAATTCACAAAATTTGGTCTATAAGATAGCCGAGTTGCTATACTCATTATACATTCAGCTATGTATACCGGAACTACAGGTCGATCTTCAATACGTTCCTTTGCTTCAATAACAGAAGTTCTGAATTCTGTCATTGCTTCCAAGAACTTTTTATTGTTCACATAATGTGGCGTGGTACTTTTTTTAGTCATTTACTTCACCTCAATGGTATATTACTTCATTATTTGATAGATCTTCATATTCTTCTAATATTTCTTTCATTTGCTGTGCCTGCACCTTTTCTGGAAATATTATTCCGTCCACAGACTCTTTGTAGTAGTCCACCATATAATTGGATGCATGCGAAATAGCAATTATGTGTGATTCGCTAATATACATTAGATTTTTACCCTTAACCATAGGTAACCATTGGTATGCAATCATATTGATCCTATTGCTGGGTTTAGGTGTAGGTTCTAATTTGAGTTCCACTGGATTCAATAATGTAACCACTTTATCTACAACATCAACTACATCAGCCATAACAGTTTCACCATTTGTAAGTTTGAGTATTTGTACTGGCATATGTTATTTCCTTAGCTTGATGTTATATATTTTGTAATCAAACTCTTCTTCATTATACATCTTAATTCTTATCGCAAAATGTTTTAGTGTATAATTACTTTTAGACTTATAGCTAAGATCATCGGCTATGTCGTAGAGTGTTGCGGTTGACTTGTTGTCACCTTTGCGTAAACCACGTCCGATACTTTGTAGGTTACGTATCCTAGACTTAGAAGGACTCCCAAATATAACGTTATGAAGATTGCGTATATTGACCCCAGTACTGAACGTTCCGTACGATGCGATGATAATGGCATCCCGCTCTCCTTCAGTAATTTTTCTAATTTCTTCTCGGTGATCAGCATCGATGCCACCGTGGACAAAAAAGACATGTCTATTCTCCTCTACTTCATTTTTTATTATGTCGTATAAGATACGACCGTGCTTTTCTACCATTTGGAATAGTAATAGTATATTACCTTTTCGGCTCAAAGTCAAGTTTTTTATGAAGTTATTTCTTGTTTTGTTGCTCACTAGATAGTCCATTTCATCTTGGTAGTTCAACTTAACTATTTCTCTGCAGACTTCTGGTGGATATTTTAAAACAAGTGCCTTTATCCTGAAGTCAGCGAGATGACCAGAATCAATCAATTCTTTGGTTTGTATGACTCTCATAACAGGACCAAATAGACCCTCAAGTACAAGCTTGTTGGTCTGAATATCATCTAACGTTCCTGTAAACCCGAATCTATATTTACAGTTGGGCAACTTTTCCATAATTTTGGTTAGAGAATTTGCCTTAAACAAGTGAGCTTCATCCCCTATAATCAAATCGAAATTGTCGAAGTAAGAACTTGGCATCTTGTAAATAGATTGCCATGTTGAGATAATTATTTTCGCTTCAGGGATAAATTTTGCTTTACCTGCTACAACTAACAGAGTATAATAGAACTGTGGCTCTGATGAATATGAATGGAAGTCAGTATTCATCTGTTGTACCAAAGATGTAGTTGGTACAATAATTAACGCTCTCCTAATAAGTTTTCTATCTAAATAATATTTAAGCAGAGAATATATAATAAAGGATTTACCACTAGCTGTAGGTGATAAGATAAGAGCACGATGATTGCGGATGGCGTGAGCGACTGCTCTAGTTTGATAGTCGCGTGGAGTGTAGTCTTTTTCTTTAAGGAACTTTTCTAATACATTAGTAGATATATCTTCAGTATCAAGTATCCCATCATGAATATTGAGTTTATAATTACGTTCCTTGGCAAACCCTCTTATATGTTCAATTAATCCAACATAGACTTGACGAGTATTTATATTGAAAAGGCGTATCTTCCCATCCCACATTCGGTTGCGGTATGCGGGCATAAACTTAGCACCAGGAACATCAAACTCAAAATATTGTGATAGTTCCATGGATATTCCCCTATCACAATCTATTCTTAGGTAAATTTCATCCTTTTTATATACGTCAATAGTTTCCATTATGATATCATATTCCCTTGAGTGAAACGCAACCAATCTAATGCTGATTTTATTTGAAAATTTCTACTGTTAAGACTTTTTATTATAGAATCCAAATAATCAACCTTTTCTTGTTGCATCGCCACCTTTAAATTTGTTTCGATATAAAGATCATCAGATTCAATATAATTTTCTACTTCGTTTTTAAGAAGCTTCTTATAAAATGGATCTCTATCCAATTCTTCCAATTCATCTCTATCTAATTCCCCCAAATAATACTCAACCAGAACTTTCTTGAGTTTATTTCTCCTACCTTTCATCTTAAAAAGAGATACACGTTCTCCCATATATATTTTAAGATATTTGTTGTGGAGTTTTGGAATTTTTATTGCTTCTCCACCCAATTCTGTTTCATCAATTTTCGAATCTTTATCCCAATAGGAAACAATTTCTTCTATGTTCATAATTAACAACCATCATATACATTAATATCACTACTATTATACTATATTATGTGATTGTAGTCAAGTTATACTTTCTATATTTAAAAGAAACTTCTCCCTGTAAATATTCAACATCAGTCTGACCAATATTAAATTCAAGAGATGATAGTGTATTAGGAAACATGTCGATAAACTTAACTTCAATATTTGGTTTGTATTGATTTGTCATTATAATTAATGACGCATCCGAAAACATAGTTTCACCCTCAGTGAAACTCGCTCTTTGCAATCCTACACGTTGACCAAAGTTATCAGGATACCCAATGCTAGTCATCCAATCGTAGATTTCACGATAGTTCTTTAAATCTTCATCAATACGAAAATTTAATGTCAGATCACCAAAAGTTAGCTTATCTCCTGGTTCTGGTGTAAGGCTAAATGGTGTGTTCAGAGTATCAACTGTACTCAGAGACATATCGGGAACAGATGCGGTAGTGCAGAAATAATTGACATGCGGAAGTTTCTGTAGCGAGAATTGGAATCCAATAGGTGACAGAAAATTCTTATTATCCGGTTCGGTGGTTCTTTGTGACATATTATACCCTCCTGTATTACATATTTAGGGCAAAAAAAAGGGCACCGAAGTGCCCTTTAAAATGATGGGTTAACCCCATTCTTTTTCTTTAATACTACATTAAGTTTGAAACTTTAACTAAACGATAGTATTGGTTAGCCGTTTGACCATTCAAACCAACTCCTACACTACCATCAGCAGCAGATGTAGCAAATGGGTTCGCAGCTATGCCATAGCGAGTTTTGAAACCAATTTTAGGTTGGAAAGTTTGTTCGCCAACAGCACGCACCATTTGTAATGGAACATATGGGCAATAGAACAAGCCAGCATCAAAAGCAGACGAACCTTTATAACCAATTGTATAATATTGGTTAGATGCGTCAGAGAAATATGGATCAATATAAACTTTAATCCGACCATTCAATACACCAGCAAAGGTGTTACCAGAATCATCAATTTGCAAGTTGTTAGACAATGCAGGAGTATAATCAAGAACACCACACATCTGTAGAGCCGAAGCTACGTCAGAAGAAGTGATCATGATATTACCTTTACCACGACGAGTTACCTTGGCAATTGCATTTGCATCACGTTCGATTTGGAACATCAATCCTTTGAATTTCTCAACAGACCAACGACCATTAGAATCAGTATCTAAATCAAAAGTTCCAGCAGTTGTTGTATTTGTTTGAGCACCAGGAGCAGCAGTATAGTTAATAGTACGAACTACTTCACGGTTAATCTCAGCAAGAATTTCTGAAGAAAGAATATTAGACAATTCGTTTTCAGCATCTAAGCCATGGATTGCTTTAAGATCTTGAGCAAGTTCCATAGTGTATTCAGCTTTTAATGCACGAGAAACGGCAGTTACAGAAAGTTTCTCAATTGAGAATGCCATTTCTTGGAATGCGTTAGCAGCATCAGAACCTAATCCTTCAGCAGAAGAAGTGGCCATACCAGTAGATACTGAGTAACCAGAACCTGATGCACGGTCAGCAGGATCAGTTCCAGATTGAGCAGTTCCAGCAGCACCGTTTGCAACGAAAGACGACACATTGTTACCAGCAGCAGAACTACTCCATGAAGTGTTAGCTTCATCGAACATTGACTCTGTACCAGACTGAGAACCATAACGTGAACGCATTGCGAAGATAAGACCAGTAGGACCAGTCATAGGTTGAACGCCACAAATATCGTAAGCGATCAAGTTAGGCATAGAGCGACGAACTAATGAAATTAGTACTGGATCGAAAGTATCGATCGCACCACCTGTTGCATTAGTAGGTGCAGCTTCACCTAATAGAGTTGGGGCATTATAACCACCAGAACCTGCACCTTGCGCACGTGCATCGAGTTCTTGGTTTTCTAATAATTGAGCAACAGTTGAACGCTTGTGGGCATCATTAATCTTTTCTAGATCGGGATGCTCAAGCACTGGTTGCCACTTAGTGATAAGACTATCAGTGTTTGACATTTTTTTGGACTCCTTTAGGTTAATCCTAATGTTGATTATTTATAATATTTACTTTTTTATACTTTTAGAAATGGCAGTTATGTATGAAGCCATTCCAGGATCAATCTGCACTTCAGCATCCTCTTTGATCTCAAGAGGTTCGTTATCAAAGTCTGTATCTTCTACAAGAGGTTTATCTTCTACAAAATAGTTTTCTTTAATAGTCTCAAGTTTTTCAGCGAAGGATTCTTCATTTTCAAACTCTACACCATCTGATAATGAAGTCAACTTAATTGCTTGAGATTCGGTTAATCCTTCAGAAACTCTGCTGAGTACGATCGCAGATTTTGCTTCTGAAAGCTCTTTCTTCAGATCAATATTTTTATCTAATTCCTCATTGACGTCAGTTTGTAGTTCTTCAACCTTAGCAACTAATTCATCAACAAGGTCGACTTTTTCTTCAGGAACATCGATGTAATTTTCAGTGAAAAGGTTTCTCAATCCCTGCATGAAATTTTCTTGGATTTCTGATGTAATGCCTTGCTCGACAGCAAGTACATTGTCGGTCATCCACTGTTCAACAACATATTCAAGATAATTATCTAATTTGTCTGCCATTTCTGACACCATAGACTCTTTACCAGCTTCGATCTCTGATTCCAAATCAATTGCAACAGTCTCTAAAAGTTCATTAACTTTAGAAACAACTGCCGCTTCAAAAATAGTAGTCGCTTTAGAAGTAAAATCTTCAGAAAGGCTCTCACCTTTGAACATTGCTGTAACATCTTCGGAAACGTCAACATCTTCAACTGAAACTCTTGGAAGTGACTTAGGTGTAACTGTTTCAGTTACGACCTCGCTAACTTCGTCATTTTCAGTTAATGCTGCCATAATCTTAGGCATAACCACTTCAAGTTGTTCTTGTGTTATCCCTTTAACTGCCTTTGAGATATCTTGGATAGCCGAAACTTTATTTAGCTTTGCCTTTGAACTTTCTGTTAGCGGAAGTTCATCAGGCGTGATGCCCTCAGGCGTTTGTTCTTCCGTAGAAGTAACGGATATTTCGTCTACGTCCTTCTCTTCATCGAGTAATGCGTTATCAGACATTTGGATTTCTCCCTTTATTTGAGGTTTGAATCAATTTTAAGTTATTTATATAAACGTAAGTTTTACTTAAGAACAAGAGATTTTAGGAAGATTTCGAACAAATCGAACTTCTTATTCTCGATATCCTTAGCGGTCATGCTGTTCATCGATGATTGCAGTTTTTCTGCCTCAATTACTTGCCATTCGTTTATTGTAGGATTAAACACCCATTCGGCACCTTCCATGATGCCTTCAACAAAGGCATTAGGTGCAGATGGGTCGGCGACAATGTCCCCTGCAGTGGCAAGATAAAAATCACCTTGTACCTCAGAAACACCTTTAGAATTCTGTTTCAATGAACCCATACCTCTAGAAGATACGCCTAAAGTGGCACCCTCATCCATTAAAGATTTCACTATCTTACCATATGGGGTTTCGGTCATAATTTTCGCACGACCAACATAATTGTCGCCATCACGCTCCAATTTTGTAATCATGTGAGAAACACGTTCTAAATTTATAGTTGGTCCTTGAGGATGACCCAATTCACCATATGCACGATTCTTTTTAATATAGTTCTCACTATACCGTTGAACTTCTTTATCTAGAACTTCAGTTGGGTAAACACGACCATTACGGTTTTTAATGTTACCCTGCATAAAAATGCCTTCGATAAAATAATTTTTGGTGCCATTTTCCTTTGCTTCTGTTAAGCACGTGACATCTTCGTTAATTTCTGTAATGAGTTTCATCTTTTATCCTTTAAGGTTTTGCGTCATAATAGTCTTTACTCAACTCATCACGAATTACCGTCTCTCCGGTCTTACGAACTGAAACGTAAGTTAGTTGAGAATTTCCGCCAGCAAAGGTGAATGTACGAATACCGGAAGCAACTATTCCTGGTGCATCAGTATATCCTGAAACGCCAGCTGTATCATACTCCCAAATACTATTTGATTTTGGAACAGCGACCCAAGCCATTATGTACCATCTTGAGTTTGTTCGGGTTCAGACATGAAATTTTGGGCAAGTTCTGCTTTTTTTATTTCAATCGCATCATGAACTTTATCCATAAGCATGGCATTAACCCCAGCTTTAAATTCCGATGCCTTTCCGTCAACTACCATATTTATTGCGTCTTTTGATGATATAACATCCATCATGTCACCTCTGTCAAATTAATCTTATACGTTTTACCGCTAATGTTGTTTAATAAGAACAATTCATTTTCACCTTCCTCAAATGTCCAAGAACCGGAAGTTCCGTCGACACTATTTCCATCACGATGTGTATTATCTAAATGAAGATCTCCAGTTTTTAGATCCTGTACAACTATTGCTGTGCCTTCTGATCTAATGGTTGCTTCATCACCCATATAAATTGTGTTGTCTGATATATACGCATCTCGTATTTTAAATTCAGCAGAACCAATATCGTATGTATCATTAGTATCTGGAAGGATATGAGTAGTCATTGTGCCGCCCATCTCGCCATTTACAGAAATTCCACCTGCCGTCGAACCGTCTGATAATTTTAATACTGGATTAGCTTGATCTGGATCAAAAAACAAATCGCCTTTATTTCCTACAAAATCTGCAGCAATCGAATTGCCCAATTTTTCTAAAAATGTTCTATATACAGTTGCCATTTTATTTTCTCATTTCTTGATATTAATCTTCTTCGTCATCACCAAATTCGTCATCACCAGAATTTTTTTCTATTTCAATTTGGTCATCAATTGACTGAATTTCATCTTCTGTCAACATTAAGACATTTTTCTTAATCCATTCCTTTGAATAATAATCCGAAGAAAATTGCTCGATATCTTGAAGAATGGATAAGCGATTTTGTAAAATTTCAGCTTGTTTCAACTCAGCAAAATGGTTGTCTTCAAGGAAATCATAAAAAATTTGAGAACGTATATTACTCCACTCTGTTTTAGTTACGATGCCTTTAAGTAATAATTGTCGTTCAAGCAACGTGCTAAACAATTCGGAAAACCGATTGCGTAACCGTGTGACGAACCTTGCGAATTTGATTTCATCGCGAGTGATCTCAGAGGAACGTCCTACATTAAATGCGTTGTCTGCTTCTAATCTAGCAACAGGAACATTTAATGCTTCATAAAGTTTTCTTCTAAAATACTCAACATCATCAAGTTCACCTAGATTTTGACCTCCAGGCAATGTTGTTATTTCAGTTGACCGACCACCCTCGCGACGAGGCAACCAGAAGTCTTCGAGCATGGTCATATGCTTACGATCATCACGAACATCGCCCGTTGTTGCATCGTAAACTAATTTATTCTTATGTTTTGCCATCATGTCACGAAGATATTGCTCAGCCTTCGCTTTGGGCAAGTTACCGACATCAATATAAAAAATACGACGCTCTGGTGCTCTTGCTAAACGATAAATGACCGTGGCATCTTCAAGCATGCGTAATTGATTAAGAGGTTTAATCGCCTTATGAAGATAAGAGAGTATAGCGGTATTGTTCTCATCATTTATACCAGAGTGCACATGACAGATAGAATCTGGTGCAATCTTTAACCCTTGATTTCCAACAGCAACCCCCTTGTCAGCATAAATATAATATTCCTGATATTCTTTAGGAATAAACATATTACCACTGCTTTGTATTTTAGGTGTCTTATCAGACTTCTTCTCACTGCGAACTTTTTTGATTCGTCGAGGATCAATATATCGCAATTCTTTTATTCCAGCACGTGGATTATTGCTATCGATCATGACATGATAAAATAAACGCCCATCAACATACCAATTACGGAATATATCATAACCTTTATTTTCAAATCGTAAAAGACCCAAAATAGAATCAAATTCGTTCCGAATCAATTCCCGAATCTTTTCTGGCATTTCTACATTATCAACTACAACGGAAACAGGTAATTGAGATTTATCAGCAATAATCGCTTCATTGATTATATCATCAATTGCACGCTCGCACTCGGGTTGTTGTGATATATGACGATAACGTGAAATGAGTGACTGTTCATTTTTTATAGAACCGTCTTGATCAATAGCTGTTCCGTAGAATCCACCATCTACGACATCAACTGCTGCATCATCATTTTCAGGTGGCGAGAAACTTTCTACCGAATCCGGCAGTTCTTCTTGCTTCTTTCGCCCTATTTGAAATCCGAACATTTCCATGAATTTTTTCCTATATTGAAGTAATGGGGAGGAATAAAACTTATTTATTGCCTCCCTATTGAATCACTATTTCATCTAAATTCCGCCAGCATTACCAGTGTTGCCGCCACTTACTTCCCAATAATCCATTTGGAATTCAACAGTAAATTCTTCAATACCGTCGGTTTCCCATGCAAGATCAATAGTGGATACGGAAGTTGGGAAAATACCAACCATGTTATACACTCTCAGAATGTCTCCGGTTTTACCGAATTGTGTTACTTGGGCATTACCTTTATACAGATTTGGTGCTGATCCGCCTGCTTGATTCAAATTTCCTTGAGCGGAATTGATTGCATGCGACCATTGTTCCATCGCATTGCGGACACTAAAGTCCTCATCATTAATGATGGTTGGTGTCCATGGTTCATATGTACGGTTTCCGGCAAGTTTAACTTGACGACCAAAATACGGCATATCAATCACACCTAATGTAGATGCTGGTATCGTTGCCGATTTACACATGAAAGGGACTATTGGATCTGCTGCGCCATTAATTGGATTGGTGATTTGGACTTGGAATAAAGAATTCCTTGCCCCACCTTGCTTTAATGCTCCAGCAAATTCGTTAATATTAAAAGCCATTATGGTTCTCCTTTATTTTATTTATTAACCAAATTTGCCGACAACTTCAGAGAACTCAACGCCAGTTCGCACTGCAACAAAGTTCAATTGAATAAAGTTAATTGAACGAGCAGGTTTAATGTATATATCGCCAATGAATTCATTGCTGTCAATAACTTCACCAGTATTATTGGTGTTGTCACAAACTACACGGAAGTCGGTTATACCACGTCTTCCCTGAACATCACGTAAGAACGGTTCAACCATATTACGGAACTGCGAGCGAGTAAATTCATCATTGAATTCAAATAGTGTGAATTTCGATGCAGTTGAAATAGCTTTTTCAAGCACAATAAACAATCTACGAACATTAATTCTATCAAAGGCACTCGGTTTAGCCAACATAGTCTTATCACCAAACAATACAGTACCTTGTCCTGGAAATGTAACTACAGGGTTAACACCTTTCTTGTACAATTGATCACGATCTGCTTTACTTGGATTATATGCCAACTTGATAGAATTTTTAATATTACCACGATTGAATCCTGCAGGAGACCACCATGGATCTCTTGTATTATCCGTTTGGACCATTAATCCAGCAGTGTCACCATTTAATGGGACATATCGATAAAGGTCATTATACTTGTCATATTGATATTTCCAGCCAGAATCCATTACAGCATAAGAAGAACTTGGTAACGTATTACGATATTCAATAATATCATCACGCTCTTTACCTGAATATGCTTTATTTTCGACTACGGAATCACGTTCAGGCGATATGACTGCGATACAGTCTTTTCGACTTTCAGCAATGTTGGTGATCAGATGTTTAGCAAGAGTTATATCAGATTCACCACCCAATAGAAACGATATATCTACATCTTCAGCTGACTTAAACAAATCGTAAAAAGGAACTTTTTGAGCTGCCGACACTTTGGCGCCATCATGTCCAAATTTAAGTCTTGTTGTTTGTGCGCTTGAGGTAGTATCAGAAAATGAAGCGTTTCCGACAACAATAGAACCTCCACTAGTTGTATGTGCCTTGTCGTTCCACCATATATAAGGAGATCTTTGATTGATAACTTCTTTATAGTAGTTACCAGCTCCTTGTTCAGTTTTCCCGTCAACTGCTAAAGATAACGTATCATATTTTTCAATAACAGTTCCTGGTGCGCCAGTAAATTCTCCACCCTCATCAACAACTACTATATGAATAGCATCATTGGCAGAATCATGGGCAGTGGCATATGCAGTGGATAACGGACTATTGTCAAATAAATCCGCATATTCCCAAGTACGAACTAACCCATTATTTGCCAGTGCCACGTGGTATGGCACTGGAGTGGTCATCGTAAGTGAGGTATTACTTATAGATTTTACAGTAAATGTTCCGCTATTAGCTTCCATTTCTCCATTTACTTTTAATCCTAGCGTTACTGTATCTCCCACTACAAACTCATCAAGCATCGCTGCGGTGTCAAATGTTACCGACGCATCGCCAAGATTGGTAGTATATACCATAGTATTGCTAAAATCTGTGGACCAACCGTGTTCATTAAAACATGTTGAAACTTTTAAAGAGTTCCCCATTTTGCCTGGATATTTTGCAATCCAATCCCCAGCAGAGGTATTAGCATTTAAAATATAATCTTCGTTATAGTGATCTTCATTCTTAACTCGAATTTCTGAGTCGGTTCCCGCTGTCGCATTAAATGCATTAGCTGAAACTGCTCTATTAACATATAAAGCGTTTCCGTAAGAAAGAAAGTTTGCTGCAGTAAAAAAATCAGTCGCAGTGTTTGAGTTTGGTTTATGGTAAATGTTAATTAATCGATCTTCACTATCAACAAGGACACGTTGATCTACTGGTCCCCATGATGCATTTATTGCAATTGCTCCTTCGGTGGTGCTAACTGCAGGGACAATTGTTGTGAGATCGATCTCGCTAACATTTACTCCTGGTGATACTTGGAAAGGCATCTTTTTATCTCCTTTTATCTAAAGGTCAAATCATTTAAAACTTATTTATAAAAAACAACACCTAGAACCTGCGATTTACCAACTCACCATTAGCGAAATCGTGATCTCCACCCCAGTCCTCAGGTCGACCTGGACTGGTATCCCATTCATTTGATCCATCGTCAATGAACCCGAAAGGAAGTAGATCATCTTCTAATTCCTTTCTTGTCCTATCTCTTAAATGCTGAATAGTATTGATATCAGTCAAATGTTTAAAATATTGTTGATCAGACAGCCAACCAAATAATACTAATCCCATCACTAAATCGTCATGGCATCCTGGTTCTGCTTCGTATGATATTCCTTTTCTTGAGAATGTTGATAATTCTGCGATAGTGTTGAAATCATTCACTATCAATTGATCTTGCTCTATCAACAACTTTAGTACTGAACAACCAATAGATTTTACTTGTTTGGTTGTTCGGATTCCTTTATCGGCTTTCTTTGATCCGAATCCGGATGATATTCTTTTACCTGCTCTTCCTGCAGATTCAGTATAAAGAATAGACTCATATTCATATTCATGGAGCAATAAATCAGGTATTTGCCCACCAATATCATTAATCTCAGTTAATACTTGTGCATCATTGTACTTTTTACATAATGTATGTATAATTTCAGTGTATTCGATCGGCACTATCATATTATCTCTAAACGTACAAACTTGCCTATAAGGCATCTCTGTAGCATCGATGATATGCATTGCTGAATAGTCTAAACCTTTTCCTCTAGAAACGTCGATAACAGCAAAGTACATGTGCCCCTCAATCGCCTGCTCATAAACTGATATTCCGTTGGATTCTTGTAACGGTTTATGATGAACTAAAGATTTCAATTTACTGCCTTCGATTAACGTTCCTGATGAGCCTATAAATTCACATTCGAATTCTTGAGCAAATTTCCGTAAATCAAAGTCCATTGAAGCTAGTGTATCCTGTTTCCATTCTGCATCCCGACCAGGAACTTTTTGCCATTCGACTTCAATATACTGATATCCATTCTTCCCTTCTTTAGCACCCTCACATGTCTTGTAAAAATGATTAAGACCATTAGGAGTTGAAGTGAATAATATTTTAGTGGTCGTACCTGAGGATATAGTGGGGAATACTGAAGCAAAGAATTCATCCCATCCTTCTACGAATGCTGCTTCATCGATGTATAAAAATGAAACTGATTTGCCTCGAATACCGTTTGATGATGTTGCTGCAGCAATAATTTTACTTCCATTTTCAAATTCAACAGAACCTTTATTCCATTCAATAACGCCTTGTTGAATCCACTTAGGTAGTGCTTCATAGGCAATTTTAATGCGATCTAGAATTTCCCTAGCAGCATCGCCTTTATTCGCAAGGAGTGCCACGGTCTTGTAGTCATTAAATAACACATAATGTAAAATAGTTGCAACAGCTGTTGTAGTTTTTCCAGCTTGCCTAGAAGTTACAACAGTGACACGACGATTGTTTGTTATTTTCTCTATGATGTCTTTTTGATAATCATACAGCTCAATTGGTATAAGCCCATGATCAACATGAACTATTTGTAAATACCTTTCAGCAAAATAAATTGGATCCTTTGAGCATTTGATAAATTCTTTAAGTCTATCCTCACCCCATTCTACTGATACTCGTGCACGTTTAAGATTTACGTTACCGAGATATCCACGACCATCATTTTCCATCATTATCCTTTATCATCTTTAATAAATCTGCAGTTGAACCTACAAACAAATTGTTATTTGTCACGTCACCATCCGTCTTATCTTGATCCTTAAGTTCTTTAACTTGCTTTTGAATAGAAATAAGATCTTTATTTGCATCAACTAATGTTTTAGTTAGTTGCGATACAACTTCGAAGGCACGAGGATGTTCACTTGCCTTTGCTAACTCAAGTAAGGAATTGAGTGCATCTGAACCCTGTTCAATAATTCCGTATAAATTGCCACGAGCATATTCATAATCGGTTTGTATATCCTTTTCTTGCCCATTAGATTTTGGAATTATTACAGGTCTACTTTCTTGCGGAATTAATTCCCCCTCAATTCCCAATATAGTATTCATATTTTCGTGTAAATTTTTCATTAATGTTCATGCCTATTCTTTCCATCAAAATAATCATAATTGTCGAATGCATAGTCCCAAGTGCTATTAGCTGTAATTGTATCATATGCGACAGATGCGGACGAGTTTGCAGTCGGAGAACCGTTAGCATATTGCCCTGGAGTCAGAACAATTTTCTTATGTGGTCCAATTTCAGTTGTGATAGGGTTGGCGGTATCTTGCGCAATCATATCAACAACACTCCGATTAATAATACCACGATTACGAATTGGTCCCCAAAGATAACCTTTCATCGTGAAATTGAATGTATAAATTATTGCACGACGTGAAGAAAAGTCAGCTTCATAGGAATCTTCTATAGACATATCATGCATGATAGTAGGCACGTCAAAATATTCATCAAGTTCATCAATTAGCTTGACGCTTGCTGTCCATTCTGGTCTAAAAAATGGAATAATTTGCTCTACGACTTGAACCGCATCTTCATTATTTGCAAACATACCATACAACGACATGTTAAAGTTGTACGGAACAGGAGTATATTGGCTGGTCAACTTTTTAACATTACTATTCATCGCAGTTATTTTATGCATCTTATTTAGAGCACGAGTCTGGTCTGCTTCCATTCCAGTAAGTTCAAAGGAAAGACGTGGCAATTGAATTGCTACCCCCTTCGCATCAACAGAATCCTGCCTTAGACGTGCCAACCAATGTTCCCGTGGTCCATATGCTATAGGGACTCGAAGATTTTGATTTGTTGTGCCAACATTACGTATGACGTCAATATCATTGAACATACGACCAAACAGAATAATAAATTTACGGATTGTGCCGTTATAAAAATATGGAACCATTATAAGTCCCCAAAAGGATTAGACTCAGACCAATCGACAAAGTTTGTTGATATGTTTGTTGTCTGTGAAGTGAAATATTCATTGGTTGCTGCGGCATCAGTATTTTCAATTTTATAACTTTCAAGGACAATTTCTGATCCATCTTCCATAGTGAAGTTGAATCCCAATTCAGATTTAAGGTTATAGAAGTTTTTGTCGCCAGAATAATCTTCTTCAATTTTATCAATAACTTGGATTCCAGTATCAATTCTTTGATGACTGTATTCAAATAATTCACATGTTAGGTCGTAAGTTTGGATAGACCCCATCTGATAAAAAATTGATTCATGCCCAACATATTTAATTTCAAATATTTTTTTATTTAAAGGGAAATATATTATATCACCTTCTTCTGGTTCGCCAGTGCTTTTAGTAGACGCAATAACTTCTTCAGAAAATCTACGTTGGGACACAGTAAGAGTCATTTCATCTCTAATTTCTAGCCCAAATTTAGAAAGAAATTTCCCATCACCCTCAAACCCATCGACATTTTTTACATACATCTCAATAGGATAGGCATTATCAAATTTTGATAGAGTGTCTTCTCCAAACAATAAATCTTCTTTCACTAAAGTTCTAGGAAGATAAAAGCATTCAACACCATAAATCTGGATTGATTCTGTTACAAGATCCTCAATGAGCCTTTGCTCCATTGAGTTATTGAAATTATTGAAATAGTGGTTAACTGTTGGCATAATACTAACCCATTAAGTCATAAGTCGGAAGGCTATAGGTATTTACCATTTCCTCTTCGAGCCGTTTGATCTCTTCTTCTGCTTCTTGGTAGATTTCTTGTCCGTTGAATTGTACTCCACCAGGAAGTTGCATTCCAGTAAACTTCTTCATATTAGTCCCCCACTGACGTTTGATGAGCTGAGTAGCATATTTGCGTAACCAACGATCACCCCAAACATCCGCATACGAAGATGCATCAACGGTTTTATAACATTCAACTACAATATATTCACCAGCACTGACGGTAGTCTTCCAATCCATATCGATGTATAATCGATTAGTGTGGCGATTATATCTAACTAATTGTTTGCCAACAAAAAGTTCCTGCATTAAAGCGATGCGTTCCATAGACATAGTGTAATTAGCAAAAGAACCACTCGCCCAATCATCTATATCAGTCATTGCCATCTGATACTTGACATTGAATAAGCTGCTTGAAGATATACTAGACCCGAAGGGCATAATACCAACGACCCCATTGATCGTTTCAGGGAGAGTAGTGTATCCATTAGCAATATCGGTAGATTCAACTAATATTTTATAATAATCATGTTCCATGCCATCATAATGAAAGTCTCTATAGTATTCTAGTGCGTCATCGATTCGATCATCAACTTGATCTTCGTCTACATTGATCTCGATAACTGGTGCACCAAGTTCCCGAAGACAATATTTTTTAAATTCTATGCGAGTTTTAGGAGTTGCCATAATAGTCCCAGCGGTTTTTAATTTCTATTGAAACTATTTAGTTTCTATGATTTGCCCAGATAAAATGATCCGGCTGCTAAAATACTAATCTTCAGCCATTCGAAATGAACCACTGCATTGTCAAATCTTAAGTATTCTGTTATAGTCTTAGACGTATCAAATGCCCCAAAGAAGTAAGAGCCACCAACTTGAGTTTGGACAGGAACTACAACATCAAGACCTGCAAGTCCGGCAAGCATTGCCCAAGCACCCATTGCAACCATAGACAAAACGAATATCCGTCTCGTCAGTTTTGCGAAGGGATCGTTTGAATTTCTATTTGCTGCTGCGTCTGCCGATTTGGATGCTGATTCTCGGTCCGCCACCCGATGCTCGTGTTCTTGTTGATTTTTCTTCATCAACAATTCCATTTGCGCTGCTTTGTTTTTCTGAGCCTGATCCATGAATTTGAACAGACCGCCCATTGCTGCGCCCCCTGCCATTGTTATCAACTCTACTGGTATCATTTTTTTCGCCCCTTTTCTTTATAAATCTAAATTGCCTAACGCTATTTATAAAGAATATTGTTCCGGATAAGACCCAAACAACAATTAACCAAAGTGGTATGGCTGTAAATCCTTTTATGAGATCAAATTTTGGTTCTAAAAGTGGATCAACAACAGAAACGTTATTGACTATAGAAGAGTGTTCAGGACTAGATGATTCGACCACCACCTTGCCATCTTTTTTAGTGATGGCAGTTTCAATGGTGGTCGGAATCTTATCTACTTTTAATTTAGAGTGCGTTGCTTCAACCAATTCAATCGCAAGTGGAATAACACTCTCGCAACTATTAAGTGAAAGGCAACATAATATTATTACAATTAATTTAACATTTCTGTACTTACATAACACCAAATCACCTGTTGCTTATATAAAGAGTCACTTCAAATCCAAATCGTAAATCATTATATTCTGGTTTTTTCCATTTCATATAATTTCCTCCATATTAATCTAACACGTCAAAATCGTAAGCAAACCCACCATAATTATTTTCCCTAACATATATTGGAATATATCCATTTAGATTTGTTTTTATTATTGGGTTCGCTGAAAGTTTATCTCTACAATAATCATCATATTGCAGCATATCAGGTGTTACATGGAAATGTAACATTATATGTTTTCTTACCATATTGTGAGTCAAAATATCATTTTTGTTCACAAACAGAAACTCCTTTCTCAGAAAGAAAATTTATCTTTGGTGTTTTATTTTAGTTAATCCAATCAATTTAAAAACTTTTTGGCAATGAGGGCAAACAGCACAGTCCTTTGAATATAATTTAACAAATGACCCCACTCGTCCTTGTCCGCAAGGGCACTTGAATTGGTTGATTTCAATTTCAGAAACCACTTCATCCATTTAAATTATATTGCCTTTCATATCATTATATAATGCCATATATGAATTGTATCGCAATCTTTCTTCAAACATTTTAATACATTTATCCCTCCACTGGATTAGCGTTCCTTGAGGGAGACTGTGTTGGGTGTGAAAAGCATCTGTTCCAGGATATATTGCAAGAGGCATATAAATTGGCGATTTTAGATCAAAGAATCCATAGTGATTTTTAGACTTCTGGAGAATGGGATTTGGTATTAGTCCAGGTTCGATCAGTTCGATTTTCCATAAATCACTTTCCCATAATGTCATTTAAATCCACCATCCAAGAAAAATGAATCATATCCATCCACTTCTTTCACTTTCTTTGGATATTCTAGGCAAACCACCTTTGCATCAGCATCATTTATTTCGCCACTAATTTGAGTACAGAATTGCAATGTATATGTTTTATTATTATACACCCAACCTGAATTGCCTAACGGAGATTTGGCGGTTGCGTCTTGTCCAGCATGTACACTAACAGGTTGAAGTAACAACCATACAGCACACATGATCCATGCAACCGCCAATACCCATTCTGATATTTCACGATTATTTCTCATTATAAAATTCAACTTGCTAGTCTTTTTCTGGCAATGGCTCTGGTAGCAAACTATCCTTTAAAGCAGTCATGAAGGCATTTCTACCGAATAACAGTTGATCTAAATTAAATTTACTGTTACCAATTTTTCTATCAAGGTCAGAAACATGATTAATCATTTGTTGCTGCTCCTCACTCATGTCTTCTAAGATATATTCATTATCATCAATCGTGATTGGCGTTTCTTTTTTTGTTTCGCTCATCGTCTTTTCTCCATTTTAGGGTAAAGTTTAAAGGTTCGCAGTAATTGCGATATTACAGAATCCATTGCTGCACTATATTAGCTAGCAATTTCTTTTGCATTTGGTATACCTACTCTAACGGTAGGAATTAATATTACTTAGTATATAGTATAACTAATATCAAGTTAAAAGTAAAGTTATTTTTTAATTTTCTTGATCCAAATTTGGCCAACCTAGGTTGAACGGATCTTCCTGATTTGATATATCACGTAATGCTTGTATATATGTATCTAGTTCAGTAATATCATCTGTTGGTGTTAAATCTAACCGAACTTCGCTGTTATACCTATGAACTCTCCA